TTCTGCCCTAAGTTCCGTAGAATTTGAAGATCTCCAGGAACCAGTTGCATTACTATATGGATTTAATGGTCCATTGCCCAGACCAACTGTGCCACCATATCCTACACCCCAGTGATGAATTTTAGTATCACTACTCAATGTTGTCTTCAGTTTCATTCCAGGTCTCAATGATTTGGTAGATTTCCAAATGTCATCATCGTTAAAACCACTATGAATCACAGTATCAGTTGGAGTATTGGCATAAGATTCAAGTGTCCACTCGGATGCTCTTATTTGAGATACTGATGGAAGCAAAGTTCCATTACCTCCATCTCCGCGAGAGAAATAGATATAAGTTGCAGTCGATCCTACTCCAGCAGCAGCAGAAGAGATCAACCAATCATATGCTGTGGAGATTTGCCAGAGTTGTAGTTTTTGCGAATCATAGTCAAATCTAATAGCATATGTTCCATTGTTTGCTGTGACATCTCTATTCAATTCTACACCTGTGGAATTAAACTGCCCGTTACCTGCTTCCCAAAGAGTCGAAGAATGATTGTAATGCCATTTGAGTGACCAATTAGATTTCTGGCGGACATTATTAGACCCAGTTATACCATTACCACCATTCCAGATACCGATGTGATTACCATTACCAGGAGTTGAGAATATAATTTCTTCTCCCCGTTTCAACTTTTGATTATAGAAGGTAACACCACCATTAATATCGTGGTCGTTACTAGAAAGTTGTGCTCCGTTATTAAGGTAGAAGAAGTTTGTAGATGAACCAATTGCTGTTGTGGTTCTCAAATTTGTTACATCAATATCAACATTACTTGCGTCTTGTAAAGTAAGTCGAAGTGTTGTATTACCAGTACCAGTTACAGCACCGCTAGTTACAGGGTTACCTGATGAACCACCACCCTCAAAGAATATTGTTGTTGCGCCGCCAACGACTGAAGTAACAGTAGATACTCCACTACCTTTAAAATGAAATAATGTGACACCAGTGCCAACATAACCAGAGGTGGATGAAATACCAACCTGAGCAATTTTTATTGTTGAAACATCATTAGAAACTGTAACATTTTCAATACCACCTGTGAAGTTTAATGTATTACCACTACCAACTACAGCACCATTTTTTTGGAAGTCAACTTCGTTTGCCTTTCTATTTGCTTCATCGTTTATATAATCAATAACCTCTTGTTGAGTAAAACCAAGATCTCCAACAAGACGTTGATCCGCTTTATTCCTAACGCGGGTGATACGCATTCTCTTAAAGAGAATCCTTGGATCAACACCATTTTTCTGGAACAGATCACTTCTAGTAATCGTGATTCTATCTGTGCTTCCTGCTCGCGCAGCTGCTACAACAACACCACCCAAAGGTGCAGGGGCATGTGGACTTCCCTCAAAGAAAAGAGAACCCTGTGCTGCGTCACCAAAGATTTTTACTGCTCTTGACATTTTATGCTACTACGTTTACGGTTACTGCGAGTACTTCAAGTACCCCATCATTTGATGGAATAACTTCAATTCTGAAAGTTCCAGCATTATCATATGTGGTTCCCTCTAGTGTTGCTCCAACAAAGAAAGAAAATAGGTTCTCACTTATATATTGTTGGTCTGCACCCTCATTCATAATGAGTGCCTGTTCTTTTTTGATTGTAAAATTAGTCAACCCAGTTCCTTGAGTGGCAGTATTGGTGGTAAACTTCAACTGAACATCAAGGTTTGTATTATCTTCATCAGGGTTAAATGCAAGTGCAGTTCTTACAATACAAGAAGCACCTGAACCTAATCCTGCAAGTGAGAACTCAGTCTGCCCAGTGCCTACAGTTGCAGCAGTGCCAACATAAGGATTAGTACCAACACCAGTCATGATAGTAGGTAGATGTTGATTAATCCCATCAGATGCCACCTGAGGCATAATCATTGTTGTCGTGCCTGCACCAATTTCTTGCTCGGTATTTGCTACACCGACCGTGTAATAGTCAGTGGTATATCCATAATAACCTTGGATTTGGTCACGGGTTGCATTATTTGAGACTGACAAAGCCTCATATACTTGGAATTCTAACACGTCACCATCATTGACGAAAGGCGTCATAGTGACTGTGGTTCCTGACGTTGCGGTAAAGTCAGTTCCACTTCTTTGTTTTACACCGTTAAGGAATACGTCAATAAACCCAGTTTTATATCCACCAGTAATAGTAAAGTTTGTGGTTATTCCAGAAGACGTATTAACCTGTCTTTTAATATTAGTTCCGGGAATATTAATGGATATTGTAGTACCCGAACCAGTAACCGAAGATACTCCACTACCAACGAACTTAATGTCAGTAAATCCGGTGCCAACTCTTGTAGTTCCAGATTGTATTCCAACACCAGCAATTGCGTTAGATGTGCCCTGAATTGCAGTTGATGCAATACCTACCCACTTTGATCCATTGTAGATAAGGAGTTTATTTGTTCCTGCTGACTCATCAAATGTAACGTCATCCAGGTCTTTAATAAATCCAGCACCACCGCCACCAATAGTAGCAATCTGTTGTTGAATTCTGTTTATGAATAACTTATAGTGGTTCTGTAACTGATCAAGGGTAACAAAGTTCTGGTCCAGTGGAGTAAGAGGATCAGCAGAATTGTTTGTCTTAGGATCACCTGGTAAGGTTGGATTGTCCTCAGTGAGCAAGGACTTCTCATTAAATTCCTTAAGAACAGTCTCAATGTAATCAACTTTTCTAAGTAATGATTCATTCTTCTGCTCAAGGGAATCAATCTTAAGTCTTTCGATTACATCCTTGACTTCATCTCTAATACTGTCAATGTTAGCATTCTGTTTCTTGATATGCTCTTCATTGACAACGATATTCAGTTCAAAGTCTTTGATCTGACTGGTCAGGTTTTCTTTAAAACCATCAACCTCAGTCTTCAGGCTGTCATAATACTTGTTTGTATTATCTTCTAATACGCTTTGAAGTTCTCTTACGTCTTCCTCAATGAACTCCTCAAAGACAGAGAATTTCTTAGAGAACTTATCAATTTCTTGTTGATACTCCTCTAACTTTCTATTTTCGTGAACCTCTCTATCTTTAAAATCCCTATAGAGGGACATGTAGATGTTGGAGATATCACCAATCTGTTGCTTAGAGTCCTCAATAGTTGATTGCAGTTCTTTGACTTTCTCCTCAACCAAAGAATCAATATCAGAGGTCTTTTCTACAACATCACTTGATAATGTGTTAATCTTATCAGTCAGAGATTGAACTTGTCCTAATACGTTTTCTTCTAATTCTTTTACTTCCTTCTCAGACTTTATCTTAGTCTCAACGAGTAGGTTGCTATACTTGGGAATTTCATTCTCAGTGAATTCATTAACCATTAAGGTTAATTTTTCAATGACTTCATCGTATGCAGAAACTCTTTGTTCAGTCTTTAATTCAGTTTCTGCAAAAAGTTTTTTGTATTTTGGAAACTCTTCATTAACAAGATTACTTACAGTCTCATTAATATCTTTTGTTGTTTTTCTTAAATCCTTTTTTAGGTCCGATACAATATTTTCATTAACTGTCTCAACACCTGCTAAGGCAGTGCTTACTTCTTTATTAACGTCTTCTCTAATACCGTCAAGGTCTTCTTCTACTACACCCTTAAAACTTGCAAGTCTAGTATCAAATCTAATCTCTGATTCTGATACTAACTTTTTATAGTTTGGAATATCAACATCTACAAAATTTTCTACTGTTTGAGAGAGGTTTGTAAAGTCTTCTTTTATTTTATCAATGGTATCTCCATTGACACTCTTTATTCGTCCCTCAATCTTTTTAATAGACTCTTCAACAAAGAGAAGATGGGCAACCATTGCCTCATCTAAATCTTCTTTACTAATCAGTCCTCTGATATCTTCTTTTACTTCTGAGATCTCTTTAGAGATACTATCAACTCTATCAACATTCTCCTTAAAGTTCTCAACTGTATCTGAGAAATCCGATATGGACTGAATGTGATTTAAGTTTGTCTTGAAAGCACTAAAAGCTTCGGATACCGTTTCAATTTTTTCCGCAGAAACAGTATCCTTGATGTTATCAAAGTCGTTTTTATTCTTACCAAAAAATTCTGAAGGCTTCTTTAATGCCACGTTAAATATAACTCCGTCTCTATTATTTATTGTCCTCTTTTACGCCCTGTTTCAGCATCTTGGCAAGTTCTGCTGTGGAACCAACAAATAATGCGTTATTAACAGTAGAGGGTCCGCGAGATTGTTTTTCTTCTTCGACATCCTTCAGTTTTTTCTGAAGATCCATCAATTTGTCTGTGGCGTCAGCAACATTTTTAATCAATTGACCTGCGACTTCGTATGCTCTAGGCATCTCGCTTTCTTGTGCAAGTTCTAAAATTCCGTTGATTGCTTCTTGTCCTTTCTCAATTATACTATAAAGATTACCTCTTGTGTAGTCATAATCTTTTTTGATGTCATCTGAGGTTTCTTTTACTTTTTGAATTTTAGCATTAATAACTTCAGGTTGCACAATGTCCCCTTTGACATTGAATTCATCATTTAAACTATCAAACTTATTTGTCATGTTATTGTCCCACTAAATCCAAAGTCATCACCTTCTGGAATCAAGGCATTATCGGCAGCATTGATAACGTGTACCTCTGCTCCTCTAAGATGTTCAGTAGCAGTTGTCTTGTCTTGTGCTCTTCTAACAGTAATTTTATTGCCAGTAATAGATGAGATGAACAGTTCTTCATCGTCAATAGCAATATAAGATTTAGCAGTTAGACCAGTTACACTTTCAACTTCAATTATCTTACTAGTTTTGGCAATATCTGCAGATATAGTAGTAGCGGCATCTCCAGTATAATTTTTAATTGCTCTTGGAACAGTAGAATAACTAAGTTCTCTTGTTGCGTTAGTTAAATCTGTTCCAGTAAGATAACTGACAGTAGATCTCTTGATAATATCCTTGGTTGCAGATGTAGCAGGACCAAATAGATACGTTTTTGCAGTAAATCTTAAAGTATAAAGAAGGACTCTCCTTGTTGTAAAATCTCCATCATAATCATCTTGCATGGTGATGTTCTCAAGGACTATTGGAATATCACGTTTTTCTTGTATTGATTCTACTAACTCTACAGTTAAATTATATGATGGTTGAAAATATGGTAAAATTTGTTCTACAATTTGTAATGCATCATCATTTAATTTTGACATAATGCTCAGTTCAAATTGCATATTATATGGAACTGGCATGAATATCTTCTTACTTTCCTCTCCATTATCTGGATCTTTTACAGTATATTGTTGTGTTGTAGATACCTTTCTCGAACTATCATATGTTAATCCAGTAAATTCAAATGACATTCTGGGCAATGTTATTGAAGTTGCTTTATTCAAGTCTGCTTGCTGTTCAATTCTTGCAAGAAACTTTTGAGTTGGTCCATAAGACAAAGGAACCCTGACAGTGTTGATCACATCATCAGAGGAATTAGTTTGTTTGATGGTTAATGAATTAAAAAGAGTACCAAAAGATACAATGGTTCTCCTTAGAATTTCGTTATAAAAATATTCAAACATTGTTTATCCTTATGGAATTACGATATACTGAGAGTGATATTATTTATGGAATTCCAAATGGGTTCTGTTCACTGAAGTCTATAATCGAATCTGCTTCGTTCTCTATGTTAATATTATCTGCAAATCCATCATCAACAGGATTGATATTTACTATTCTAAGTTCATGAGTAGCACCTGATGTAGATCCCGTGATAGTTTCTCCCTGTATGAATTCTCCAGTTACAGAGGCTACTTGAAGAACACTATCCTCAGAGTTCCAGACTCTAACTATTGCTGTAGAAGAACTTATAGATCCGGTTACAGTTTCATTAAATACAAAGTTTCCAGATCCAGATCCTTCAGCATCTGAAATGGTTACCTCTGGTTCTATCAAATATCCATAACCAGCATCAAGAATATTTACATGTGATATAGTTCCAGCGGCACTTACTGTTGCAATTCCTGTAGCAGTAGTAATGCCAGATACTTCTTCAACATAATTTTTCTCAGATACTTCATTAGAAATGGTTACTGTAGGTGGTGTCAAATATCCACCACCACCAAAAGTGACCGCAATTCCAGTTACAATACCACAATTCTCAATACCAAATTCAAATACAGATGTAGCAATGCCAACATTTGTGGCAGACTCTGACATGGTTAGAGAATTAGACCCAATAGATTGTACAAAGACATCTGCAGGTATAAAGTTGTATGGTTTGTTATATCCAACACTCATTCTTACTCTATCACCTACAATAATATTAGTTGTAGTAATTCCAGTAATAACGCTAGATCCTATACCAACAGTGCCTTCAGTTTTGACTGATGTAGATCTAATGGTTGCGACACCAAGTGCTCTAAAGTTTTCATCTGCTCCTCCGGGACTTGCTATAGTAACCGATGGTGCGGTTAGATATCCAAATCCAGCATTAGTTGTTGTAATTCCATTAACCACTCCAGCATTTGTAATAGTGACTGTAGCAGTTGCTCTAACTGGTGATGGATTTCCACTGAAAGATATTACAGGTGCTGCAGTATATCCAAGACCAATGGTTGCTCCAGTGCCAACACACCATGGATCTGTCGTGCTATTAAATCCAACTGCTGTAACTATACCTGTTACTGGATGAATTGTTGCAATACCAACAGCAACTTGAGTAGGAGCATCTTGTCCAGATGAAGTCGTTATAGCAACTGTTGGAGCAGTTGTATAGGCTCTACCAGTTGTGCTAAAGGCAATAGACCCTGGATTAATGGAGGATCCAGCGATTCCAATTGTCGCAGCTGCAAAACTTGTTCCTGGATGATCAATTACTACTATTGGAGCACTAGTATAGAATCTACCTCCTGTGGTAATTGCAAGAGAATTTATTACTCCTCCAAGTGCTCTCGTAACAGAAGTCACCATTACACGGAAGTTATCATTTCCACTTCCACCTCTTGCTTCATAAAAATCATTAGATGGATTGGAACTTACTTCAAAGTCAATACCACCACTGACAGTTGTAAATCCAGTTACACCACCACTTCCATTAACAGAGTCAATACGAATTACCGCATCTGTTCCTCCCATACTTACATTATTTGGAACCAAACTAACTGTTTCATTTGCTTGATATCCACTGCCAGCATTGGCTAGGCTAACATTTTCTATAATTCCAGCTTGACTAGAGTTAGAAATAGTTGCAGTTGCTTGAGCAACATTTCCTGTGCCTGTAGGTAATGCAAACGTAACTGTAGGTGCTGTTTTATAGAACACACCACCAGTTGTTCCTCCTGGGAACAGGAATGCAGATGCACCGATACTTATAGGGGCAGATACAATACTAACACCACC